TCTTATTAATTACATCCGCGAAAACTATAGTGCCGAACAAGCAGATGAGTTGGAACGCCGATTAATTAATAGCATACGCACGCAAGAACCCGAAAAGTTTAAGCGTGGAGTCAGGAGAATGCGCAGTGAAAATTAAAGATATTATCGTAGAAGCCAGCCTTAACCCATTTAAGTGGGGTAAAGGCACGGATGAGCCTGGTAATTTCGCCACAAAGGGCAATTACAGTCAAAGTGAAGTAAACCGCTTCCGTCAAATGCTTAATATGCAAAGCACGGCTATGGGTGGCAAAATTGACTTGGATCAACTCAAGCAAATAGCCCAACAGTTTGCACAAAACAACTACCCAAGTGCTGGCGATGCAGTTAACAATGTTGATTCCATCAAGGACGTTAAGAGTGCGGATGCATATGTGAATACTATGTTCCAAACTGCTATGATAAATCGTGCGAATAAGCCTAAGCCAGCCCCCACATCCAAGACTACTGGCACTGGTACACCAAAAGCTGAACCAAAGCAGGACCAAACACCTGCACAAGCCGGTTCTTCTATTGAAGTACCACTTCAAGTTGGTGGCGGTGCACGTAAGAAAACTGACGATCGACCACCAGCCGCAACTGATGCACAAAAACAAGCATTGGCAAAAGATGTGACAATCATTCAACAAGAACCAATCATGATTGGATTCCACGGACAGAAGTACGCACTCAACGATCAAGGCCAATGGTTCCATATGAACAAACCAACTGTACCAGTTGAACAATCAATTAAGGCATTCTTGGACAAACAGCACGACATTAGTTTGAGCAATACATGAATTTAAGTTTCATCGATTTCTTGGTTGAAGATACTGTTGAGGCAACACAGGGCCAGCATATCCTACACCCTGAAGATGCTATCTTTATTAGCAGTGCTGAGGCATTGCGTGTGGTTGATGCCGTCAAGGCCGCAATCGGTCAAGACGGTGTTGCTAGCATTAAGTGGGATGGTGGTATAGCCCTATTCTTTGGCTATACTGGCGGTGGTGAATTTTTCATCAGCGACAAGTACATGTACCCTGCTGGATTCTACGCAAAAAGCCCACAAGAGTGGGAATACTACGATTCCAAAGTAAAAAGCACTGGCAGAACACGCCCAGATTTGTATCCTAAAATTGCGGCTATCTGGGAAGGTTTACAAGTAGCTTGTGGCAATACGCAAGCAATTTACAAAGGCGACTTGATGGCATACGGTGCAGACATGCAACCGAAAAACGGCGAGTTTGTGTTTAGACCAACTACCGTTACATATGAAATCCCAGTCAAGAGCCCATTAGGCGCATTAATGGTGGGCAAAGCCGCTATGGTAGTTGTGCATACTATGAACAATAAGCCCTGGGATGGCAAAACTGGTTTAACTAACGCCGGAAGTGTCGCCATTCTTGACCCAAATGCTGGCAACAAAGTGGCATTGAATATTGACCCAGATCCAAAGAATGTTACGCAGGCTGTGATTAATCGTTATGGACAAACCGCTGACAGTTTCTTAAATGGCTTGAATGGCACATTGCGTGGCAAAATTAAGACATACTTTAACAAGAAGATTACTGGGCAAACCAACGTTGGTATCTTACAGTGGTCCATGGAACCAGCCCAACGCCTCAGCCGCACCCAGCAAAAGCAATTCCCAGAGTATTTGGAGCAGAATGCAGACGGTTACAACGCCTTGCGCACAATCTGGAACTCCGTATATCAGTTGAAGCTGAAACTTGCCCATGAGCTTGAAACGGGCGTTGGTGGGTTTAAGCAAACAGTAGCGGGAAATCCAGGCGGCGAGGGCTTTGTCCTGAATACGGATGCTGGACTAGTTAAATTAGTCAATCGTGGTGCCGGTGGCTTTGGTGCGGCCCATTTCAGCAAATAAAAGCATATTATATCGCTTTTTCTTCAAAAGTATAAATAAATGTATGTGCAAAGGCACTAAAAATTAAGGAGATTTTAAAATGGCAATCCAAACACGTTATGCAGGTGATGCAAATGGCGTTAACAACTTCGACGCAAAAACAGACGGTACTCTAGGTACTATTATCGCTACTGGTCTTACAAAGGCTCCAGTACTAGTAAAAATCGCTGGTGTTACTTTCACTCAAGGTGAATCTGCAACTGGTGGCGCAGTAGAAACAATTCTACGTGCTCTAGCTATTGACAGCACAATCACTATGTATCAAGTTGATACAGACCGTATGAGCGTTTACCTAGAAGCAACTGGTGCTCAGTCTGGCGAATCTTATTCTGCTACAGGCGAAGGCGCTTACATCCAAACTAACGCACAAATCGCTAGCGCATTGCAAACACGTTTGCAAGCTCTAAACGGTGGTGGTAACATCGGCGTTGCTGGTACTGTTACAGCTGGTAACTTGACTGTTGCTAGCAGCGGTTTCAAACTAGCTTAATAGTTTTTAAACTAAAACAAGAAAGCGACTTTTATAGTCGCTTTTTTTGTCTCTATAAATACTGTTACTATGAGCAGTAACCTTATTTTTTATTCTGGCTATTCCCTAATAGACATCACAAATACTGGTGTTACTCGCAGTAGTGACCCAGGAAGTCTCGAGCGCAATCAACAGCGAAATTGGGAAACAGTCTTGCAATGCATCAGTTTACGAACTCAGCCATTGCAAATTTCAAAGCCACAACAATTCCTAGTTCCAGATATTTCTTACCTTGAGTTTGGTGATATGTACCAGGGCGAACAAGAAGTGTGGCAATGGACATGGGCCGTTGAACGTGAAGAAATTTACGACATGCCCAACAAACCATTGGGTGCACTCATGTCAGACTTCGAGCAAGTGCCAGTAGTAACTTGTTTAACTGAAACAGCACGTTTCATGCTACCAATATTCTACCCATACGGTAGTATCAAAAACATATACTTTAAGCAAGCCAATCCAAGCTAAATACAAGAGTAGATGCTACGGCTCACTCTTATGGCTCATTTATTTCTCAAGGCTCAATTAGGTATTATTATGAAACGCATCGCTTTAATGATAAAGTATGGAGACTCTCGATGTCATTCGGAGATATTGAAAAAAAGAGCCTAGAGGCACACGTAGATCTATGTGCTGAGAGGTATAAGAATTTGAACGATAAATTAGGCAACCTTGAAAATCGTATGGATAAGGTCGAGACTCATTTGGTTGACATCAAGGAAAGCCTGGGTAAAACCGGCAATGAAAGCAACAAGACTATTATCACAATTGGTACAGCAATATTTACGGCTCTGCTAACTGGGTTTGTGACCTTACTAATACACTTTGCCACAAAATGAAAATAGTAGAATTACTGAATAGGGTTCAACTAACACTAACTAACGAACAGGCCGACTTACTCGGCCGTTTTCAACACGAACAGAACATCAACAAAGCCTCTCTAAGTGAAAGAGAGCAGCTAGTAGCTAATCAATTAACTATGCAAGATGTGCTCTTGCGTAAGCATCAAAATGGTCAAATCACGTACTCGAAAAAAATCAAATAACGTACCGCCAGAAGTTACTGGCGTCGTCAACATATTCACCGACTACTTGTCATATTGGACAAGAACTGAGCTCGGAAACCTTCAAAACCAAAGGATGCCAGTTTGCATACCCATAAGAGATGGGTACAAAATTGGCCTTTATACACTCAAAGTATACCCCAACAAAATGTGCGAAGTTTGGGACAGAAATGACGTATTGGTACACACATTTCGTGACAAAATCAGCGCAATATTGTACACTATATACACTATTAAGCACCAGTTTAATACAGCCAGTGATATATTGCACTTGGATAAAGAAATAAATAAAAATTACATAGATGTTTTAACCATGCGCAGATGTATGACAGCCGCAATTGCCCGAAAGGACTACTATGCGGCAGATATAAGGGAAGCGCGACTAGACGTATCGGAAACAAAGCTCAAATCTGCACAGGAAAAAATGCAGGCCATGCACCGTTCCGCTAAGATACGTAAAGTCTGGGAATAACATAAATACCACATAAACGTTTAGGAATTTAAACATGAGACTCTCAGAAATGCGCACAGAAGTAACACCAGAGAAGATTAATAAGGTGATGGAAAGTCGCTTCGGTTTTCAAATCGACTACGACAATATGTCTTACGCCAAAGCCCAACGTCTAAGCAAAGCTCTTGCTGAAAACATTGTTGCTATTAAGAAATCTTTTGGTGCTCACACAGCAGAAAAGAATGGCAAGTATATGGAACTTATGCTTGTTAAAGAAGGCTTAGATCGTTGGATGCGCAGTGAGCGTGGTCTATTCGAATCTGAAATGGGCCGTAGCGAAGCTGTTTTAGCCGCTAAAGACATCGTCGATAGCGTACAAGACATGCTAGAAAAAGTAAGCAAGATGCAAAACGAACAGATGCCAGCATTGGTTGACACAATCCGTGATCAAATCGGTGCAGAGCAAGCTGAAGCGTTTAAGGGTGCCGTAAATGCATTCTTGGGCAACTTGTACCAGTCACTACAAACTGGCCGCGAACAAGCTGATACAGCCGTTCGTGCACTAGCTGGTGAGCAACTAGACCAACCAATGGATATGGGCATGGGTGCTGATGCTGGTCTAGGCGGTGAGCCAGGACTAGATGCTGGTATGGGTGGCGAAAGCGATCTAGATACAGACGAATTTGCCGCAACAGATGCCGCCGCAGGTGGCGACGAAGAACTAGGCCGCGAACGCCGTGAAATGTCTGAAGGTAAAGGCAAGAAACCAGACTTTACGGATGTTGACGATGACGGCAACGAAAAAGAATCTTGGACTAAAGCCGAAAAAGATAAAGCCAACAAACCATTCGGTAAGAAGTAATAATGCGCATTAACGAAATTATTTTAGAATCGTTCGGCATGAACGAAATGATTGAGGATGAAGCAGAGACACGCGGTGACTCTGCTCTTATCACAGTCCTAGAATGGTTACGCAATGAAGCAGAAGCATCAAGTGCAGTAACTCCTCGTGTAGCAGTTGATACAGTTATTGAACGTGTGCGCGACATTCCTGGCAACGAAGCGTTTAACTTCGCCGCATTGGATGCCGCATTTAAGAGCAATGACACTATCAAATCTTTGATTAAATCAATCAAGGACGACGAGAAAACTGGTGGCAAGTACATTTACCTTGCTCCACCAGAAAATACTGTTGATGACACTGATCCGTTGGGCGCACAAACTGCCCCTAAAGGCGATCCAACAAAGATCGTTCAGAAGATGGCAAACAGGGCCGCCGCAAACTAATTCAAACTACTTGATTTATCTAACCCCATTCATTACAATAGTGAATGGGGTTTTTTAATTTATGATTATTAATAGATACAATTATGCACCACTGAGCAGAGAGTCAGTGGACGGGAAACGACACTATTGTTTACCCGATGGCAGTAAAGTTCCGTCAGTAACTACAATTCTAGACAAAACAAAATCAAAAGAGGCCAAGGAAGCGTTGCAAAATTGGCGCAAGGCAGTTGGCGAACAACGTGCACAGCAAATTACCACGGAAGCCGCAAATCGTGGCACACGTATGCACGCATATCTCGAGCAATACCTACTTAGCGGTGACCTAAAAGCATTGCCCAGTAACCCGTATGCTCACCCAAGTTGGTTTATGGCCGCAGAAGTTATCCTACACGGCCTCCCAAATGTAGATGAGTGCTGGGGCGTCGAGGTGCCGCTGTATTGCAGTGGGCTATATGCGGGCACCACAGACTGTATTGGCGTATGGAAGGGCAAACCAGCTATCATGGACTTTAAGCAAAGCAATAAAGTCAAAAAGCGCGAACATATTGGAG